GTTTTTACGGACAGTATGTTGATATTGAGGGTGTTTATAAAACAGAGCATGAACTGATTAGAAGATATAGAGAAATGTCACTTCACCCTGAGTGTGATGGTGCCATTGAAGATGTTGTTAATGAAGCAATTGTTAGCGATCTCTACGATTCTCCTGTAGAAATTGAACTTTCTAATCTCAATGCCAGTGAAAGTCTTAAAAAGAAGATTAGAGAAGAATTTAAATATCTTAAAGAAATTTTAGACTTTGATAGAAAGTCACACGAAATTTTTAGAAACTGGTATGTAGATGGAAGAGTCTATTACCTTAAAGTTATTGATATAAAAAATCCTCAGGCAGGTATTCAAGAACTGAGGTATATTGATCCTTTGAAAATGAAGTATATTCGTCAGGAAAAGAAGGATCCCAATAAAATTGATAATGGATATGTAAAGATTGGTGGAAATAACGAAAATAATTTAAACGGTCCAGAATTCGAAGAATATTTTCAGTATACACCATCACCAAGTGCAACTTATGGATTAAACGCCATGAGTCGTGGATCTGCAAAATCTGTAAAGATTGCAAAGGACGCTATTACTTATTGTACTTCTGGTCTTGTAGATAGAAATAAGAATACTGTTCTTTCATATCTTCATAAAGCAATCAAAGCACTCAATCAATTAAGAATGATTGAGGATTCTCTGGTTATCTATCGTCTTTCAAGAGCACCAGAACGTCGTATTTTCTATATTGACGTTGGCAATCTTCCTAAAGTAAAAGCAGAGCAGTACCTCAAAGAGGTTATGTCTCGCTATAGAAATAAACTGGTCTATAACGCACAAACTGGTGAGGTTCGTGATGACCGCAAGTTTATGTCAATGCTTGAAGATTTCTGGTTGCCACGCAGAGAAGGTGGTCGTGGAACTGAAATCACTACCTTACCTGGTGGACAGAATTTGGGAGAACTTTCCGACATTGAATATTTCCAAAAGAAACTCTATAGAGCACTTGGCGTTCCAGAATCAAGAATTGCTGCCGATGGTGGTTTTAACCTTGGACGTTCTTCCGAGATTCTGAGAGACGAACTAAAATTTGCTAAGTTTGTTGGTCGTCTGAGAAAAAGATTTGCTCAGATGTTCAATGACATGTTAAAGACGCAATTGATTCTTAAAAATATTGTATCTCCTTCTGACTGGGAGATTATGAAGGATCATATTCAATATGATTTCCTTTATGATAATCAATTTGCCGAATTGAAAGAATCTGAGATGATCCAAAACAGACTTGGAAATCTTGCTCAAATTGAACCATTTATTGGTAAATATTATTCCACTGAGTATGTACGGAAGAGAATTCTTCGTCAAACAGATCAAGAAATTATTGAGATTGATACTCAAATTGAGGATGAGATTAAAAAGGGTATTATTCCAGATCCATCAACAATTGATCCAATTACTGGGCAACCACTTCCACAACCAGGTGCAGAAGGTATGCCACCCGCACCAGAAGGTGTACCAGGTGAAGGATCTGGAATGGCAGGAATGGGTGCAGATACAATGAGTATGGGTGAAATTCCAGTAGAACCAGATTTGGAATTTGAATTCCAAGCGGCAAATAAACAATATTCAAAAGACATTAAGAAGTCTGAGTTATAAATATAGTATATTAACATATTGAGTTTTTATGGAAGACGTTATCGATTTGATCGCTACAGATGCTTCTCCATCGGAAGTTAGCGATAAAGTGAAGGAACTTCTGTACGCAAAGGCAGCAGAACGTATTGATATTGCAAGACCTTATGTTGCAAACGCAATGTTTGGTCAAGACTTTGAATATCCAACCGAAGATGAAACTGAGGTTGAAGCAGAATATGGATATGATGAAGATGAAGTGGAATCAGAAGAGGAAACTGAATAATGGTTTATATTCGCCACGATGAAAACTGCAATCCTGTGTCACCTCAACCAGGATTTACAACAGTAACTCATTTTGGTGGAACCGAAGGATGGTCCACAATTACATATGAAGATTTCAATTCAGATTATGTTCGTCATGATGAAAATTGTAATCCAGTAGGAGTAATTTCATCATATCAAAGACATGATGAAAATTGTAATCCAGTTGGTGTCGGAACATATCAAAGACACGACGAAAACAACAACCCAGTCTTAGCATAATAGAAATGAAACTCATCACAGAAGAAGTTACAAACGTAAAGATTCTCACCGAAGGCAAAGGTGCCAACAAAAAGTTATACATTGAAGGTGTATTTCTTCAAGGTGAAATCAAGAACCGTAATGGGAGAATGTATCCCATTTCGACTCTTTCAAGAGAAGTTAATCGCTACTGCGAAAACTTTGTAAATAAGGGTCGTGCTCTTGGTGAACTCGGTCACCCTGATGGTCCTACCGTCAATCTTGACCGCGTTTCACATAAAATCACTTCACTTGTTCAAGAAGGAAATAACTTCAAAGGTAAGGCACAGATTCTTTCCACTCCTATGGGCAAGATTGCATCTTCTCTTCTTGATGAAGGTGTAATGCTTGGTGTTTCTTCTCGTGGTGTTGGTTCACTTCAAACCACAAGTGAAGGTCACAAAGTTGTAGGCGAAGATTTCCAGTTGGCAACTGCCGCTGACATCGTTGCCGATCCTTCTGCTCCTGATGCTTTCGTTAATGGAATTATGGAAGGAAGAGAGTGGGTTTGGGAAGGAGGAATTCTTCGTGAAAGACTCGCAGAACAAACCAAGAAGAGAATTAATACTCTCGTCGATCAAAGAGCACTTGAAGAGCATAAGTTGAACTTATTCAACGAATTCCTCTCAAATCTTTGATTTATAAATAAATACATGTAATTAATTAACTTAATCACATATTCACATGTCCGTTGGTAACAATTTACAAGAAATGGAAAACGTAGTAACCAAAGGAGCTGCTGCTGCTGAGCCAATGCAATCAGCTGGTATTCCAGTTGAAGATCTCGGCGGTCCTACTCCTGAAAATTCAAGACCAGATGATGATTCTAACAAACTGAAAGAGCCAGGTGCTACTCTCAGACAAGTTAAGAATGTCGTCAATGCTAAAGCTGCTCCTGCTGAAGAAGTAGAAGTAGACGAAGATCAGGAAGTAGTTTCTGAAGAAGAAGCAGCAACCGAGGAGACCGAGGAAATTGTTGCCGAGTCGGATGAGACCGAAGAGGAACTCGTCGAAGAAGAAGGTTTTGACATCGAAGCAGATGTTCAGGCACTTCTCGAAGGCGAAGAACTCTCTGAAGAGTTTGAAGAGAAAGCACGCACCATTTTTGAAGCTGCGGTTAAGTCCAAGGTTTTTGAGATGCAAGAGTCCCTGAACGAGGCATATCAAGAAGCACTCGTTGAGGAAGTCGTTGCTATTCGCGAAGAACTCACCGAAAGACTTGATTCCTATCTTGAGTACGTTGCTGATGAGTGGTTCCAAGAGAACGCACTTGCAGTAGAGGCAGGTCTTAAGTCTGAAATCACCGAATCATTCCTTGATGGAATGAAGAGTCTTTTTGAAGATCATTATGTAACTATTCCTGAAGATAGATATGATGTACTTGAGAGCATGGTAGATAAACTAGATGAAATGGAGTCTAAACTCAACGAGCAAATCGATAGAAATGTTGCTCTTAATAAGAGATTAGCAGAGTCCACTTCTGACATTATTTTTGCAGAAGTTGCTGAGGGTCTTGCACTCTCTCAAAAGGACAAGCTCGCTGCTCTTGCCGAAAATGTTGAGTTTGAAAGTGAGTCAGACTATCGTGAGAAACTGGCAACTCTGAGAGGTTCTTATTTCCCAGAGCACGCTAGCACTCCAAAGAGCACCTCTGAAAATCTTTCAGAAGAGGTTTCTACCGATGAGGTTATTTCGGAAGAAGTATCCCCAATGATGCAAGCCTATCTGGATACTCTTTCCAGAGCTGCTAAAAAGTGATTTCTAAATTATCAATCAAACTATAACTTTTTAAAGAGGTAAAATTCAAATGCAGATGCACAATACAGAGGCTCTGCAGGAGAAGTGGGCACCTATCCTTGACTATCAAGGAATGGATCCAATCAAGGATTCACATCGTAGAGCTGTCACCGCTGTCCTGCTTGAGAACCAAGAGCAAACCCTTCGCGAGGAGCGTGAGTTCCTTTCCGAAGCACCCACCGTTTCCACCAACACTGGCGCTAATGCAGGTTTCTCTGCTAACGCTTCATCACCCGTTGCTGGTTTCGACCCCGTTCTGATCTCCTTGATCAGACGTGCAATGCCTAACCTGGTCGCTTATGA